CGAGAAGTTGAGAAGACAAATTGAGCAAAAGCAAAGGGAGAAAGATAAATGAATATCTACTGCATTTGGGGGCTATCTATTTTGCTAGTCTTGTTGACTGGTTGTGAAGATAGATTCAGATATAAGTGCCAAGATCCACAGAACTGGGAAACTCCTGATTGCAAGCCACCTATTTGTACTGCCACTGGTACTTGCCCAGAACAATTGATCACCATTGAAAAGGAGAAGAAATGACAACCATTGGATACAAACCTATAAAGCCTCGCCTGAGTCCTGACGAGATTGAAGTCCGTGTGTGGGCATGGGTAATCTTTGTAATCTCCATCATCCTGCTTGGCTCGTGCTTCAGCTTCATCTATTCTGTGACATGGGTGACTCAGCCTATGAGTGGCATGGCTCCCATTGATAAGGTGTACACCAAGATGATCAATGACATCATGTTGCTGTGTACTGGTGTGCTTGGTGGCGTGGCTGGACGCAAGGTAATTGCTGCCGCATCTGCTGTTGCTACTGCCAAAGCGGAGGCTGTTGACAATGATCCTGAACCTAAGCTGGAAGCCAAGGAATGAGTCTGTTCAATCCATGGGTACTGCTGGGTATCGTCCTGGCTGTTCTTGGCGCAGGCACAAGCGGATATTTCAAGGGAAGTGCAGATGAGTTTGATCGCCAACAACTTGAGATAGCCGAACTGAATGCCAAGGCAAGAGAGACAGAACAGAAGTTACAAGCAGACGCACAAGAGACTGCTGCCAAACTAAGGAAACAAAACGATGAAGCATCCAAACGCATTGCGAATCTCAAGTCTGATCTTGATTCTGGCAAACGCAAGCTGTTCATTCCTGTCAAAGCCCCCGACTGCGCCGTACCAACCGCCACAGATGCCACCGCTCCCGCCAGAGATAGCGTTCAAGCAGGAGCCGAACTTGACGGAAAGACTGCTCAAGCTCTTGTCGCCATCACCGATGACGGAGACAAAGCAATCCGACAATTGAATGCGTGTATCGATGCGTATAACACTGTTTACCAAACCATGAAAGGAATCAAATGAACTCTGAACAGTTGGCACAAGCTTTAAAAATCACGCCTGCAAAGGCAGAGGAGTGGATAGATGCAATCAATGAAACCTGTGATCGCTTTGACATTAGCACAACTGAAAGACAAGCTGCGTTCTTGGGCCAGTGCGCTCACGAGTCTGCTAACTTCACTGCGCTCAAAGAAAACCTCAACTACTCAGCAGAAGGATTGACCAAGGTTTGGCCTAAACGGTTCCCATCTTTGGACGCTGCCCAGCCATACCATCGCAACCCTGAGAAGATCGCCAACAAAGTCTATGCTGATCGCATGGGCAACGGTGACGAGGCATCAGGTGAAGGGTTCAAATACCGTGGTCGTGGCTTGATCCAATTGACTGGCAAGACAAACTACCAGTTAGCTGGTGACTCTTTGGACGTTGACTTTATTGCAGAGCCTGACTTGGTAAGCACACCTAAATATGCTGCGCTCACAGCAGGTTGGTTTTGGGATAAAAATAATCTGAATGAGTTGGCTGATGCCCAGAATTGGACAGGCTTGACCAAGAAAATAAATGGTGGGACACACGGTCTTGATGACCGCATTGCCCGCACCGATAACGCTATGTCTGCTTTGGCTTAATCATCACCAAGCAACCAAGTGTGAAAGTCTACAGGAGGTTTGCCAGCGGTTTGACACTGCTGACAATACTTCCTGTACTCTTCATCTAATTTATTCCAGTCCTCCATCTCCATCGTCTTTCTCCTCAAGTTGTGCGCCCAACCTCTTGCGGCGCAGTTCGTAATCCCCAAGCAATCTAGCTTTATGCTCAGGGTTCAGCTTGTTAACCTGTTCCTCGTTGGCATCTTTGAGTTCCCTAAGCTTAGTCATTTTTGTGCGTGTTTCCAAGGTTGATTCCTCTACCTTTTTACGAAGTTCAATGTAATCATCGGTGTAAGTTTCTGATGTCTCATACTGGCGTGGTTGCTTGCCAGGTATTGTCAGCACATATGGCAGGGTAGCAACTGGCGCTGGTGGCTTGATGGCATCCAGCGGGTTAGCGGCTGGCGCTTGGCGGCGTGATCCAGCATTACCATCGTCATCTTCAGGTGCAATGCCACAGGCTGACATCAGGCTGTACCTGCGAGCATAGGTCAAAGCACTGGCATACCCCTGTGGATCTTGCTTGACCGCAGGGAAGTGGACAATGCCACACTCCAGCATCTCGCCTGACTCATGGACAAACACTGTCTCACACATGATGCCGTCACTACAGTCATAATTTTTTTGGAGCAAAAAGATGCCGTTCTCATTGAGCGCATCTATCACTGCTTCCACGCATGCTGACAGGTCAGCGTATCGGCTACGGAAGTGAGGGTTGGTGCTGGTCTTTAATGCAGGGCCAAAGGCACGTTGGGCTTTGACAAGGGCTGATGCGATCTGTTTCATTTTGCTTCCTTAATAGTGAGCGTTGACTGACGGATTGAGTAGGCTTCCTTGGCAGGTGTGGTCTTCTCAGGTTGTGCTTTAAAGTGACGCATAGGCCACTTGATTGACCAACTACCAGCTCTACCGCTGGCGCTGTCTTTCATCATGGACTTGAGGGCTGTCTCCCATTGGTCGATGTCATCCTGTAGGCTTGCCATCTTTTGCTTGGCAATGACAATCTCAGCGACAAGATCCTCGCCATCAATGCCTAAGTCGATCTCGTCTTCTTTGGCTGTTGCCCATACCCTGTTTGCATCTTTGGTATTGGCGGCAGGGTAGTAGTCGATGTCGCCAGTCTCTTCAAAGGTTGTCAGTCGGTTGGCAAAGTCTGTTGCTTTGCTTTCGATCTGTTCTTTGGTTTCACCATGGGGTTTGAACAAAAAGATGCGCAACTCCACACCTGAGTACAGGCAACCGATAGCTGCCCAGTCCAAGCCAGTACACATCAACACGCCTTGCACTTGGATTGGCCCACGATACAGAGGCAGTTGATCCTCTGGATGACCACGAGTCAGCTTGGATTCCAGTACACCGTTGCCAATCAGCGCAATGCTGTCAGCGCCAACCACATAGATACCTTTGCTGGGATCATGCTGGATGACCACGTTCTCCTCTGGTGTACCGATGGCATCAGCACTGGCGGCAAGGGGCAGGTGCGGGTGGGTAAAGGCAGTGTCGGGCATGACATAGCTCTTTAGCCCAAGGCGCTTTGCCATCTCAGCAATGATGGCTGGCTCCAAGGCATTGCCCCAGTCTGCCGCTTCACCTGCTTGGGTACGAGGATCTTCACCCCGCATAGCTTTCATGCAGAAGGTGAGGACATCGTTGGGTGTGCTGTAAGGGCTGACACCAAAAAGGCTGGGTAATTGTGAGCAAGACAGCATGGTGTCCGAGGTAAGCTTAGGCATTGTGAAACTCCTTGATGATGAGAACCCGCTGTTTTCTTCCTGATCGACCAGGGCGGGTGAACCCAGTGTCAATGATGTATCCCTTGTCGAGCAAAGATCTGAATCGGGCTGTCACTGTAGAGTAGGGGTAGCTCGCTAGATGAGCTAGTACCTCGTCTTGAATGCATCCCTGTGGATAACCTGCGATTACCTCGTAAACAATCTGCTCCATATTTGTCGTGTTGACAGACTTGGCGGCTTCCTGACTGGTGTGGGGGTCGTTGCGGCGTACAAGTTTCTTCCAAATTGTGCCGAATTCCATTGAACTCTCCTTAATAGGTAGGTTGTTTGCCTTGCATGATTGCAAAGTGATAGCATCTTACAACACCAATGGATGCTGATTTTCTAGGTACTTTCCCTAGTTGCATAAAATCAATGTGATATAGAATTGATAGCATGAAACATACATTCAACAAACCAAAGATCGAAACCCAACAATTGCTTGTTCGGGTGCGTCCACAGGCTAAGGTGCTGTTGCAAAAAGCATCCATTGATCAGCGTAAAAGCCAGTCTGCCATTGTTGAGACTCTGATAATTGATGGCTTGTCTGCCGTCTATTCATCTTCTGACGACAGGATTCAAGCTTTTTTAAAGGGATCAACATGACCAAATGGATGCCACCTGAAGGAACCAAGATCACTATGCCAAGTGTGCGTGTGACTTCTGAAAATTTTAAGTACCAGCGTGGTGCTGATGTGCAAGCTACATGGCGCAAGGCTGGGTGGACACCGCCATCTGCCAATCTGCCACCACCACCTCCCGAAAAGGAGGTGAACCTGCCATTCATCAAACCATTGAGGGCTGTCAAATGACATTTGAGGATGCCAAGCGCATCTTGGACAGCGTGAAAGAGGGTAGACCAGTACCAGACAGCGTGGTCAACCGAGCCATGCAAATAACAGGGGATCTTGATGACTTTGATGCTGAATTTTGTCGTTTGTGGAGAGCCTGTGGGGAAAGGCAGACCGAGATTCGCTCGTCAAGGGGGATTTGTGAAGACGTATACGCCCAAGAAGACAGCGGATTGGGAGCAGGAGATAGCGCAAGCAGCGAAGCATGCCATGGGTAGCCAAGATCCTTTGGAAACGCCTGTAGCCCTGTCTGTGCGGGTGTATAAGACTATCCCTGTCAGTTGGTCAAAGGCCAAGCGCCAGCAAGCTGAGTCTGGAGAGCAAAGACCAGTTGGCAAGCCTGATTTGGACAACTACATCAAGGCAATCATGGATGCTGGCAACGGCATCTTGTGGGTGGACGACAGCCAGGTGTGCGAGTTGCACAGCAGTAAGTCATATGGATCGCCTCGCATTGAGGTAACAGTATTGGAGTTATTGCCATGAAAGAAGAGACTTTAGAACAGCGTATTGCCTACCTTGAACAGCAGTTTGAGCAATTGGCTGAGGCTTTCAGCGCCAACAGTCAACTGATGATTATGTTTGCGAGGGAACTCAAACACATTAAGGATCTGATGATTGATGAAGATCCTATGGGGTTGCAGTGAATGAGCTGGCACTATTTGCGGGAAGTGGCGGGGGAATCCTTGGAGGACATCTGCTTGGGTGGCGAACCGTTGCCGCCGTTGAAATCGAAGATTACCCACGCAGAGTTCTATTGCAAAGGCAAGCTGACGGACTCCTACCTAGATTCCCTGTGTGGGATGACATTTGCACCTTTGACGGACACCCCTGGCGAGGCAAAGTCGATGTTATCAGCGGGGGTTTTCCGTGTCAGGACATCTCAGCCGCAGGCAAAGGAGACGGACTTGACGGAGAAAGGTCAGGATTATGGACACACATGGCGAGGGTGGTTAGCGAAGTTCGACCCCCTTTCGTGTTCGTGGAGAACAGCCCAATGCTCACTACTAGGGGAGGAACA